GCTGCCACAGTGGGCACCACACTCAATGTCACAGGCAATGTCACTGGCGGTAATTTGTTGACTGCTGGATTGATTTCATCCACAGGCAATGTCACCAGTGGTAATGTCAACACCGTTTTGGTAGCAGCCACCACACTCAGTGCCACAGCCAACGTGCAAGCCGGAAACTTACGCACAACTGGCTTGATCTCGGCCACAGGTAATATCACCAGTGCTGCCAACATTTCTGGGTCATTTATTCTGGGCAATGGTTCTCAATTGACTGGTATCAGTGCTGCTGTTTCGGTTACTAATATCAACAACGGTACCAGTGAAGTTAGAATTGGCGAATCAGGTGGCAATGCCAACATCTCAATTGGTGGCACTGCCAACGTGGTGGTGTTTACCACAGGCACTGCATATTTCATTGGCAACGTCAGTGTTGCTGGCATTGAAAAAATTGGATCAAATGCTGTGGGCAACATCGGATCCAGCAGCAATTACTTCAATCAAGTTTTTGCCACAGCCACCACAGCCTTGTATGCTGACGTTGCAGAACGATTTGCGGCAGATGAGATTCTGGAGCCAGGCACAGTAGTAGAATTGGGCGGTGTCAACGAAATTACCCGAAGCACCCAAGATTTAAGCGAAAACGTGTTTGGTGTTATAAGTACAAGACCAGCCTATACCATGAATGGTGGTGCAGGTGAAAATGACACTCATCCGCCGGTTGCAATGACAGGTCGAGTTCCTGTAAAATGTGTGGGTCGAGTGCGCAAAGGTGATCGACTGGTCAGTGCAGGCGATGGAGTTGCTAGAGCAGCTGGTCCAGGCGAAGCCACAGCGTTCAACGTGATTGGTCGCTCATTGGAAAACAAAACAACCACGGACATTGGCACCATTGAAGCCATTGTCACTATCAAGTAACAAGGAACAACAATGACATATTCATCAGGTGGTCTAATTCAAGCCACAGACTACAACGGTTTTGTCAGCACCACAGTGGCTGCCAACGTCAACGCCACATGGAACTCAACCTACGGTCAAACCGCATTGGCCACTGTCAGCACCGGTGGCACTGTGTCAGCCACACAATGGGCCAGCCTGGTCAACACCATTACCAACATGGCGGCGCATCAACCCACAACGGTCACAGCCAGAACAGCACCTGTGACTGGCAACACTGTGTCAATATTGGCCAACGTCAACACTGACATAACCGACTGCTTTACCAACCGTTACAACGCCTATGCTCAGGGCTCACAATTCACAGGATGGACTGGTACCAATGCCCAAACTGCTGCCACATCAGGCGCTACCTGGACCATAACATTTACCAACACAGTAACCTTTGCCAACGCCACTGCCGCCACAAACTTTTTCAATTCAGGTGGCACAGTCAAAATTGATGTCAGCAAAACTTCAACTGGTGACCTAGGCGATCCCGAATGGAATGACTTGGCCAATACCCTGTGTGGCGACATTTATATTTCTGGCCTGGCCACATCACATACCATTGCGGGTGTGGCCTACACTGGTACCACACAGATTGGCGGCACAGGCACCCCAACCACACTGTTGACCGGCACTGGTTGGGATGCATTGTCAGCCGGCGCTGCTGGTACAATTGTGTACAAACAGTTTGCCGACACAGCACCATATACCAGCAATTTTATTCAACACACCATTGCCAAAGATGCCACGTCGACTATTTTAACTATAACCACACTTTGGTCAGCCTCAGACGGTGACGCAATTTCTGGTGGTACAGCACCGTCGGGTGCCACACCTGGTACAGCACCTTGTACCATTGTGACCTATTATCCGCCTGAGTCAACTTATTTGACCAACACCTGGGGCACACCCACAGTGGCTGCAACAACAGTGTAACCAAAAAGGGGTCACAGCCCCTAGACTTTTCCCTGTTTTCCTTGTATAATAAACTATGGATACTGAAGCCCTAGTTGCTCACGCACGAGCCCGATTTGATCATGCAGCCGCGAGACGGGTGCTAAAAGAAAAATACGAAGCCAAAATGGTGTTTGCCCATGGGGGCGGAATGTGGCGTGCTGGACCAGAATTGCTGACCACACTGTTGGCCTGCGCACAAGACCAAGATGTTGTGATATTGGATTTGTATGAAACTCCTGTAAAAATCACAGTAACAGACTTGTTTGCTCGAGCACATGAACGTTGGCAAGAACAAATGAACGCATGGAAAGTAGAATGGGACGCAATAAGCCAACGACGTTGACTCAAGGTGTAGTGATCTTTGCTTTCAACAATGAAGCCACAGACTATATTGCCATGGCAGCATGGTCAGCCAAGAATATTCGACGCCATTTAGACTTGCCCGTGGCAGTGGTAACTGATGCTCCTGCGGCAGCCGCGCAACATCAATTCGAACACATCATTGTCGCAGCGCCAGACACTGGTGGTTCAAGACATTTTGCAGACTACGGTGCCACAGTAACCTGGCACAATGCTGGACGCATCAATGCTTACGAATTGTCACCGTTTGACCAAACCATAGTACTGGATGCTGACTATGTGGTGGCCAGTGCTAGGTTATTACAAGTACTAGAAATACCACAACAGTTTGCAGCCTTTAGTGATGCATTTGAACCCAGCAGCATGACCAATCTTGAAACATTTGGTGAGTACAAGATGCCCATGTGGTGGGCTACCATGATGATGTTTCGCCGTGGCACAGTGAGCCAATACATATTTGATAGTATGCAAATGATACGAGCCAACTGGCAACACTATCGAGACCTGTACGGCATACATCAAAGCAATTACCGCAATGACTATGCATTGAGCATTGCCTTGGGCCTGGTAGCAGGTGCCAACCAATCAGTTTATCAAATATATTGGCCCATGCTCAATGTCATGCCAGATCACGGTTTGACTTGTGTTGAACAGGATCATTATGAAATTGAATATACCAATGCAGAAGGTAGATTGAAAACCATGAGTTGGCAGGGCCTGGACTTTCATGCCATGTGCAAACGACATCTAGAGGTGATAGTTGCAGCCAGCAGATGAACAAGGTTACTTGATTGTTGCAGTCAACAGCGACACAGTAGATTACCAAGACTGTGCTAGAACTCTAGCCAAGACCATACGTTATTGGGATCCGTTGGCACGTATTTGCCTGGTCACAGACAGCCCCGACACTGATCCATTGTATGATCATCACAGACAGATTGTGCCTGATACCAATCCATTTGCCAACGATGCACAACTGTTCAGACTCACGCCATTTCGTGAAACCATCAAACTAGAAGCAGACATGTTGATTGTGAGTCCCATCGACCACTGGTGGACACAGTTTAGACACCGAGATGTTGTGATATCCACAGGCTGTAGAGACTGGCAAGACCGTACAAGCACAGCCAGACACTACCGCAGAGTGTTTGATGTCAACAACTTGCCAGATGTGTACAATGCCATCACATACTGGCGGCGCAGTGAAACTGCCAAGGAATTCTTTGGTTGGGTAGGAAACATATTTGCCAACTGGGCAGAGTTTAAAAAACTATTGAAGTTTGCTGACGAAGTTCCATCTACTGACCTGGTGTATGCAATGGCAGCAGACATCATTGGCCGAGACCGTGTGACCATGCCGTTCAGCACATACCCAAAAATAGTGCATATGAAACGACACATAGCAGGCACCAACACAGAAGCCTGGCCGGATGAACTGGTATGGGAATATTCTGATTGGCGATTGCGCATACAAACTGTGCCACAAACAGGCGCATTTCATTATCATGTCAAAGAGTGGCGAGCATGACTCCTGAAGAACTAATTGCATTGTTTCAGGCTGTGCCAGAATCACCGCCACCTTTTTTTAGACTGTATCATGATGAGCATGGTTTTCCACTATTCTACAGCATGGAGGACCGTCCCGGTATATACATTGAAATAACACCAGAAGAGTATTATCGCAACAAATCAAACGTGCGTGTGCGTGACGGTCGACTGATAGAAGTAACATGGACAACCACTGCAAAATTGGTTCCTGGCAACTCTGGATCCCCTTGTCATCCCGACAATGTCGCTGTAATCGTTGCTGAGGACCAACCTCATACAAAATGGAGTAAGAAAACATATGAATCAAATTGACGTTGCAGATTTAGACTGCATTTATCTCACTTATGATGAGCCTGACCGTGAAGAAAATTGGCTGTTGATAAAGAACATGGTGCCTTGGGCCACCAGAGTAGATGGCATCAAAGGCTCTGATGCAGCACACAAAGCAGCAGCCGCTGCCAGCAACACCGAACGCTTTGTGTTGATTGATGGTGACAATTTGCCCACTGCGGAGTTTTTCAATCAAACATTGACATTTCCGACTGAAGAATGGCAACAGGCAGTTTACCGTTGGCGTGCTAGAAATCACATCAACGGCTTGATGTACGGCAATGGTGGCCTAAGTTCATGGACACGAGAATTTGTAATGAACATGCGCACACACGAAGCCACAGATGGCAGAACTGAAACTGAAGTTGAGTTTTGTTTTGATCCCTTGTATTGGGCCATGCATGACTGCTACTCAACCACATACCCAAATGGTTCACCTTTTCAAGCCTGGCGAGCAGGATTCCGTGAAGGTGTCAAAATGTGCCTGAACAAAGGTGCACGACTCACTGTGTCTGAATTTCAAGATCGTGTGCACCAACGCAATCTTGACAATCTAACCATATGGCACAACATCGGTGCTGATGTCAACAACGGACAATGGGCCATGGCTGGTGCCAGACAGGGCACATACATGACCATGCTCACAAACTGGGACCATCGTGAAGTACAAGACTTTGATGCCTTGGCAGAGATTTGGGCGACGGTCAAAGATTCAGATCCCAGACTACTAGGTGGACGTGTGGCTGATGATCTGTATTCTCAACTTGATTTGCCCATGATGATTTTTGAAGGTGAACAGAGTAGATTTTTCAAACAACATTACCTTTCGAATTGGCACAATCGTGGTGTCATGGTCAAAGAGATTGATGTTATCCGTCAACAGGAAGGTTGGTAATGATTATTGCATTCTATCCAGGCAGCGGCGGCAATAGATATTTAAGAATGATCAAAAACGTAGAATGGCAAAATTTTAATCAATCTTATGACTTTTTGGTACCTGGACAAACTCTTAAGAATCGACATCTATTAGATGGTGCCGATTACTCTGACCAACCTTATATTTTAACGCATTGTTTAAATAGTCCTCATTTAAAAAAAAGTTTTCCTGATAGAAAAATTGTTTTTATAATAGGTAATTTAAAATCTTGTTTGTGCAGAGAATGGGTCCTTGCCGGTCACGCACGTTTTGTTAAATCTGAGCAATCTAAAAAAAATAATTTTGATCGATTGCAACACTATTACGCATTCAAGGACCAGGAATGGCCTGACTGTAAGTCGTCAGAAGAAATAGATAAATTACCAGAAACAATCTTACAAGAAATAAAAGAAGACTACAAAAAAAATTCTAAAGAAATTTTAACAGGTCTCGACAGTGTTAAGAAAAATATTCTAGACAAAGTAGATTCATCTTTTGAAAATATACTTTGGCATAAAAATTATTATGAACAATACCCGATCAAAATCGGTGCTGACTCAGAAGTCATTGACATTTCTTCAGGACCTAGCAAGTTTTGCCAAATCATGAGACAAGAACTAAACAACTATCACAGCGAAATATTTGATCAAGTATGGAACAGTATCTATGAATAAAATAAATTCTTTCACTGGCTTTGGAAAACTCAATGAAGTTTGGTTGGGTGCAGTATATCCGACTGATTTTTATTACGACGTCTCATCTGAGGTCAAAAACGCTTTTTTTTCAATAACCGAGATGACTAATCAAGATCTCAATAGCATAGCAGATTGTCTTGCTTTGCACGGGATATCTGTTAAACGCCCAACGTTTACAAACAATCGTGATGATTACATAAATGAATATGGAAACCTGTGCAAGCCTCCAATTATGCCAAGGGATGATAATTTAGTTCTTGGAGACACGCTATATCATTTAAGGGCAGACTACAAAGTTGATCCTTGGCAAGATCAAATTGATCTGTTAAAATCCAATAATTCTAAAATTAAATTTGGTGTCAGGCACAGCGATCTATCGTGTCTTGCACCACCTAGCATAGTTAGATGTGGTCGAGATATTTACATCGATGTAGATTCTCACAAACATGTAATGTCTCAAGTCAGTCAAACTTTTTTAAATTGGGCAAAAAATTACAGAGTACATTTAGTATCTACCGGCGGCCATAGCGACGGAGTATTTTGTCCAGTACGCGAAGGCCTAATTATTACAACTCATTGGATATCAGATTATACTAATACATTTCCAGATTGGGAAGTTTTTCAGATTCCTGTTGAAAAAACAACAAGTAATTCAACCTGGTGGGTTCCGGAGCCTAGTATCAATGACAATAAACTGTTTGCCGATCATATAGAACAAAAAGCAGTTGATTGGGTAGGTAATTACCAAGAAACTCAATTCAGTGTAAACATGTTGGTACTCGACAGCAACAAAGTTTTAGCAGTAAATCAGAATCCTAGATTAACAGAGTTCTTAGAATCCAAAGGAATTGAAGTTATTGTAAAAGACTTCAGGTGCAAAGGTTTCTGGGATGGCGGCATGCACTGTTTAACATGCGATATAAATCGGTCAGATACTGCCATAGACTATTTCCCACACAGGCCTAATACCAATTACCTAGATTGGATCATATGAACAAAAAAGGTAATCAAAGCGTTTTTATGAGCTCAGCTGAGCAAATGAAAACAGATCTTGGTCCTGCATTGTGCTTGGCCAAATGGAAACAAGTAAGTCTACATCTAACCACAGGCATGAACAACTCATGTTATCATCCACCCTTGCACTCAATCAATCCTGCAGAAATTGCTATCGACGTTTCTGCACTACACAACACTAACTATAAAAAACAACAACGCCAACAGATGTTGGCAGGTCAACGTCCTGCAGAATGTCAATACTGTTGGAACATGGAAGATCAAGGCAAACTCAGCGACAGGCATTATAGATCAGGTGAACCTTGGGCTGCTGTGGATTTTGAATCAATAAAGAATAGCACAGGAGAAGAAAATGTTATTCCCGCTTATGTTGAAGTTAATTTTAATCATGCTTGTAATCTCCAGTGTAGTTATTGTAGCCCTCAGTTTTCAAGTTCGTGGGCAGATGAAGTATCACGCCTGGGTGGTTACCCTACTGCTGTGCCACACAATGCTCCTGAGCACTTTATGGGTAGTCGTAGAATTATACCAGCAAGAGAGTCAAATCCTTATGTTGAGGCCTTTTGGCAATGGTGGCCAGACCTGTACCCTCACCTAGAACATTTCCGCATGACCGGCGGCGAGCCACTGCTAGATAAAAACACCTATCGGGTGTTTGACTATGTACTAACCAATCCCAGTCCAAAGTTGCATTTGAATGTCACAAGCAACTTCTCAGTAGATGCAAAGTCCTGGCAACGATATTTGGAATATGTGAAAAGAATTTGTGACGGTCGTATTGAACATTTCATGCAGTATGTTAGTTTAGATGCATGGGGTGCTCAGGCGGAATACATCAGACATGGATTAAATTTCAATCTACTGTGGGACAGAGTAAATGAATTTCTCACTGAGGTTCCAAACTATTCAAGTCTTACTTTTATTGTCACAATGAACAATCTCAGTGTCACAACATTGGATCAATTGTTTGCAGGGATCCTGGGTTTGAGAAAAGTCTACAGCAAAACTTATCAACGTGTGTGGTTTGATACCCCTGTGCTGCTTGAACCCGCTTGGCAAAGCCTGCAAATTTTACCAGAAAGTTATGCTGAACGACTGGAACTGCTGTGGGCTTGGATGATTCGACAGATCGAAACCAAAGAGGCTGCTTTTAAAGGATTCAAAGACTATGAACTGCACAGACTGGATCGAGACATTGCCTGGATGCGATCAGCCCAGGATCAAGATCACGACCAAGCCAAGGCAGACTTTTATCGTTTCTTTAGTGAACACGACCGCAGACGCAGCACAGACTTTTTGAAAACATTTCCTGATATGCGATCCTGGTGGGAGGAGTGTGCATACCATGCTAGGCAATCGTAAAATCATTGTGGATGAGTGGGCCGAAGTATGGGACCTGTTGAAGTCATCAGCAGACGGCAGTTTTTGGCAGTGGGCAGACGTTGTACTTGATCCCAACAATGTGTATATTGTTGGACGTGTGATATTAAAAGACAACTGGACTGAAATAACTGAATGGGCAAAACAGTATCCAGGGCGCATAGTGTTTTCAAATCCTGCTGAAGGCAGTGAAACCATACTGTTACAATTAACACGACTGCGCATCAAAGAACAAGTTCGTCGGGGTGAGATTTTACTGTTGACATCGGGTGACTTAGAACCAGGCTGGCGCTACTGTAAAACAGACTGCTACTTTGCCAACATTGTGGAATACTTGGAAAACTTACGTGCGCACGAGTCCTATCCGCAAGTGTACCACAAGCAAAACAAACCCTATGACTTCTTGTTCCTAAACGGACGATTGAGACCACATCGAAAATATCTAATAGACGCATTTAGATCACGTGGATTGTTGGATTGTGCACTGTGGACCAACTTGCAAAGTCGAGTGGATATAGAATGGAGCAGTCAACTACAAACTCAAAAACTAGAACAGATAAGATTACTACCATCTGAGTACGAAATCGACCGTGCTAGACCAAACTTGACTGCTGCTACTATGGACGCAGGATTTGCCAAACATTTGTTGTTCAACAACACCTGGGGCGATGCTGAAGTCAATCCTGCGCCGTATATTGATACCTATTTCAGTGTCGTGACAGAAACCATTTACGACTATCCCTACACATTCCGTACAGAAAAGATCTGGAAGCCCATGATCATGGGTCATCCGTTCGTGGCAGCAGCCAATCGCGGCTACTACAAGGATTTACACTCAGCAGGGTTTCAAACATTTGGACACTTGATTGATGAAAGTTTTGATCAGATAGATGATCCCCGAGATCGTGCTGACAGAATTGTTGACACTGTGGCAGATATATGTTACAATGGTGCTGCCAGTTTCTTGGAAGCCGCTAGATCCGTTTGTAAATACAACTATCAACAACTTCGCGAACACAATGCTCGTGAACGTGCAGAGCTCCCAGAACGTTTGGCCCAATACATCAATGAATGATTTAGAATTTAAACAACAGGTGTTAGACCCGTTGTCCGCAAGTTTTTGTGCAGCGAAGTGGTACAATGCTACCATTTGGTTAGGAAGTGGGCAGACCACAAGTTGCCATCACCCGCCAGCTCATTTGATTGACGCAGATAAAGTCAATAACAACTCTAGGCTGCTGCACAACACCGATCAAAAGAAAGCAGACCGACGCAAAATGTTGGCTGGTGAACGTCCAGCAGGTTGTGAATACTGCTGGAAGATTGAAGACATGGACACTGACGCTGTGAGTGACCGTGTGTACAAAAGTAAAATTTATCCCATAGAGGCCTTGCATGAAGCAGTCAACACCCCCATCCAAGATGACGTTAACCTTAGAACGCTGGAAATCAGTTTCGATCGCACTTGTCAATTTGCTTGTTCTTATTGCAATCCTGCTTTTAGTTCCACTTGGGTCAATGATATACGCCGGCATGGACCCTACAACGGGTTGGTTAGCGATGGTAGGAACCATTTTACTCACACTCATGATAGCAGTCAACTTTATAAATTCGGTGAGACTAATCCTTATGTGGAAGCCTTCTTCGACTGGTGGGAACAAGACCTCCACAGAACACTGCAAGAACTCCGAATAACTGGTGGTGAGCCATTGATGTCAGGTTACACCTGGCAACTGATTGAGTGGTTCAAGACCAATCAAGGACGTAGCAATACCAAATTGGCTATCAATTCAAATCTTGGCATTGACCGGGACAAGATCAAAGACTTTGCTGTGGCCGTTGCCACACTGCCCAAGGTGGACTTATATACTTCAATGGAAGCAACATTCAAACAAGCAGAGTATATTAGAGATGGCTTGGATTACAATCAATGGCTCAACAATGTGTTGTTTTTGTTGGAAGGTCGGTTTGTCAGTGCTGTGCATGTGATGTGTACTATCAATGCCTTGTGCCTGGACAGTCTTGTGGACCATCTTGACATGATGTTGACATTGAAACAACGCTACGGTCGTGATCAACTGAACTTTACACTAAACATCTTGCGCTTCCCCAGTTTCCAAAGTGCGTTAGTATTGCCAGATCACATACGTACTGGTTATCGCTTGCAGTTGGAAGCATGGTTGTTTCACAATCAAGACAATCCTTGTTTGCACGAACACGAAGTAAATCATGTGCAACGATTGATTGATTATCTCAACGTAGTAAAAACTTCACACAGTGAAGCATTTGAAATGCCCAAGTTGTTGAATGACTTCCGACAGTTTTACACACAGTATGATCAACGCCGTGGGAAGAATTTTGACAAATACTTTCCTGAACTAAGCGAGTGGTACAACAGTTTATGACTTTGCAAGAAAAAATAAAAGAACTATCAGCCCAGTATAAAATTATAGCTGAAGTCAACCTTGACAGATGGCAAGACATGGTCGACTATCAAACAAAAAATTGGTTTAGAAAAATACTAAAAGACATACACAAAGATGTATACGAAGACAACGAAAGAATTATTTTTACATTGACCAGTGGTGATAGGTACACTAACACCGATGCTGCTGCTGGTGCAATACTTACACAATTACAAAAACGCATAAACGAAGTTGACATCAGTAATTTTTTTATAATTCTTTTGACCAATGATGCCACCATACCTGTTGCGTATTCACAAGTAAAAAACATTATATCTACTGATCCTATACCTATTAATATTGTTGTATACGACGAAAATATAACTGAAAAAATTATTGCAGGGTCAAAGAAATCTGATTATAATTCTAAAAATCCATTGAAAATTTCTTTGGATACCCTTGAATCTCAAGAGCAATTTTTGTTAACCAAAAGCAAAACATTTTGCATGTACCCTTGGATTCACATGCATGCATATCCTACTGGACACGCTTATCTCTGTTGTATGACGGACATGGAATTTCCCATTGGCAATTTTAAAAATAATACCATGCGTGAGATTTGGAATGATCGGCCCATACGTGAAATACGGCAGGCAATGTTAACTGAAAAATCAGTTGACGCTTGTAATCGTTGCTACGAGCAAGAAGCCAACGGATTCATGAGTGGCAGATTGAGTGCAAACAAACATCACGGCCACCACATAAAAAAAGTAGAAAAAACTTGTCAAGACGGTACCTTTGAAGATTTTGAACTAACATATTGGGATATTAGATTTAGCAACTTATGCAATTTAAGTTGCAGAAGTTGTGGGCATATTTTTAGCAGTAGTTGGTATCAAGATCAAGCCAAATTGGCTGGTCCAGCATGGAAAAAAACACACAAAGTGTTAAACTATGCTGGGAGATTTGAAACTGATGCATGGGAACAGTTAGTAGAGCACATTGATCACGTAGAGCAAATTTATTTTGCTGGCGGCGAACCTTTGCTCATGGACGAACATTATCGTATCCTTGACGAATTGGTGCGTCGTAAAAAGTTTGATGTTAGATTGATTTACAATACAAATTTTACACACACTGAACTCAAAGATCAAAGTGTGTTTGAATATTGGAAGTTGTTTGACTCGGTTAGCGTAGGCGCCAGTTTAGATGATTGTGGCACAAGAGCCGAATACATTCGCAAAGGCACTGATTGGGCAGTGATTGAGCAAAACCGTCGAGACATGATGAGAATTTGCCCCAAGGTAGACTTTTACATTAGCCCTACATTGAGTATTATGAATGCTTGGAGTATAACTGATTTTCATCGAGACTGGGTTGAAAAAGGACTGATTGCACCACAAGATATCAATGTGAATATTTTGCAAGACCCGCCACATTACAGGATTGATATTGCACCTGTGGAATATAAACAACGTTTGACCACCAAGTTTCTCAATCATATCAATTGGCTGCGAGATCAAGACCCGTTGCAACGTGCCACTAATGGATTTGAAAGTGCAATTAACTTTATGATGGCCACAGACAATACCCATCTAATAGACACATTCTGGCGCAAAACACACGAATTAGATAACATCAGACGAGAAAGTATTACGGATATAATTCCAGAAATCACAGCACTGAGATGAATATACCACACGATAAATTTTGTGTACTACCCTGGGTCAGTATTGAGGCCTCACCAATAGGCACAGTGCGCCCATGTTGTCTTGCCGACGACGAAATTTTAGACAATGACGGCAACAAGTTTGAGTTAAGCACCGCTGACTTCTCTGACATACAAAACAGCCGTCACATGCGCAGCCTGCGCGAACAATTTCTTCGTGGAGAACGCCCACAAACATGTCGCAAATGCTGGAATGAAGAACGTGGTGGGCGCACCAGCAAACGCATGCACACATTGGATAGACTCAAACATAGTATTGCGGACACAGAATGGACTGCGGATGCCAAACCCTTGATGTTCTTGGATTTAAAACTGGGCAACATTTGCAACTTGAAATGTCGGATCTGCGGCTCATGGAGCAGCAGCCAGTTTGCCACAGAAGAAATCAATCAACTGCCAAGAGAACAACAAAAATCCAGTCATGCATATCAAATGCTACGTGCCGGTGCTTGGCCCAGAGAGAATGCTCAGTTCTGGCAGCAGATTGACTCAGTATTAACAGACATTCGTTATATTGAATTCACTGGCGGTGAGCCATTCATGATTGACGAGCACTTTGACATGTTGCAAGGCATTGTTGATCGTGGCATTGCCCATCAAGTGGAAATACATTACAACACCAATGGCACACAATATCCCGCCCGTGGTGAAGAAATTTGGCGGCATTTCAAAACAGTTGAAATTGCATTCAGCATCGATGACGTAGGCAAGAGATTTGAATATCAACGCACCAATGCAGACTGGGTAGTGGTACTAGACAACATCACAAGTTTTCAATATCTAAAAACGCAAATGTCCAACTTGCAGTTACAATGCTGTAGCACTGTGAATGTATTTAATGTGCGCTATATTGACGAACTGGCTCATTGGATTGTGTTGCAAGGGTTTGATTTTGTGTACTGGAACATGATGCACGATGCTTGGTACTTCAGCATTGCCACACTGCCGGGCACAGCCAAGGCTGCAATTACAGAACATTTACGCACAGCAGACATACCGCCCGAGTACCGTGAAGAATTTGATCGAATTATTAATTTTATGAACACTGGTGCGTCAACAGATGGATTTATGTTGCGTATGAAAATTGCAGACTTGGATCGTAAACGTAATCAAAACTTACGCACAGTTGAACCTGAACTTGCTGACCTAATTAATTACCAATGAGCTTGTGCATGGCACCTTGGGTGCATACTTACTTGAGCCCACAAACAGAACGGCGCATGTGCTGTGCGTCAAGAGAGCCTGCTCAAAATTTTCGTCAATACATAGACACAGCAGCAGGCTCTGGAAAATATATTCCCATCACACTGGATGAACACTGGAACTCACCACACATGATGAGTGTGCGCAGTAGAATGATGTCTGGTGAAACCTTGCCTGAGTGCGAAGTATGCAACGATAGACTGCTTAACACTGACGTTTACCGCACATATTTTTGGCAGTTGTTCAAACATAAGTACCCTGACATCTGGGAAACCACTGACACAGCAGGCCGTACCACAATGCGACCCGTGAGTTGGGATTATAGATTCAGCAATCTGTGCAATTTCAAATGTCGTACATGCGGTGACATGCTGAGTTCAAGTTGGGAAACAGAGCAACGTCAACACAACATGGTTGACTGGTCAAATTCCAAGAACATCTGGATGCAGCCTGAGGTTCGCAAGAACATCAGTGCATTTCAAGACAGCCAAATTGAAGCAGAGTTTGCTGCGGCAGTGGAACAGCATCGTGTTGAAGAAGTATACTGGGTGGGTGGCGAACCCTTGATGTACGAACAGCATTGGCGTTACATGAAACGCATAGTTGAATTAGGGGACGGGCCAAAGGTATATGCTAGATATAATACAAATTTATCCAGAGTGGATTATCGAGGTGTTAATCTATATCGCGATATTCTCAGCGGGTTGCGCGATTGGCAGATATGTGCAAGTCTCGACGGCACGGGCGCAATTGGTGAATACATTAGAACAGGCCTTGAGTACGATCGCTGGCTTGACAATTTTGGTCAGGCAGTTGCGATCCAACGTCACCGACGTCAAGTACGAATTGACTTTACGCTCACTTTGCCCGGAATGTTCGAAGTTACACGCATTAGACAACTTGCTAAAGCATACGGAGTAGAAGTACTGGCCAAGGTTGTCTTTTCTTTCTCTCCAGACATTGTGATGAGTCCATTATCGTTGCCTAGGAATTTACTAGACCCTTGGATAGATGAACTTTTACCCCAAGTGGATGGTGCGCTGCGTGATATACTTGTTCAATTGAAAACACGACCTACTTTTGAAGAACAATGGCCAGACTCTTACCGCCAAGGTCTTGCAAATGGCCGTGCTCGTGTGTTACAATTAGAAAGCATACGCACACAGGAAATCACCATGGCGGAGATACTTGCTGAAAGACCTGCGGTGTTAGAATGGTGGAACAACATTGCTTGATAGAATCGAAATAGACCTGCGCGGCGCAGACACACTCACACTGTATGTTGATGTAGAGGACAACAGCCTCAGTCGAAAATGGCTGTCAGCATTGAATGATATTGTGCGCAACGATCTGCACCTGGAAAAAAATTACTGCTGGTTGGGCTGGACTGAAAGTCAACGCAATGCTGAATACATTGTTAATCAAATAAACAACAGCATTGCCGCAATTAATGCAGCCAATTTGGGTTATACCATCAATGATCTGTTCACGGTAGAAAGCACAATACAAGACAACTTGGATGTTGATCATGAACGTATGAACTGGCTGCATCGTTACTTTGAAGACTTACAAGGGCACTCAGGACACATGAGTGAGTATTGGCACAAGGCAGATGCTGCCACCCGTTGGCATATACGCCAACTAAATTTATTGTGCCATGAATACGAAAGCCTTATACTCAGCATGCGCAAGGTCATACAGGCACCCGAGTGGCGCCGGCCCAGTCAACTTATGTGTTGGCTCAATGCACCGCGTTTTGCACTGGATGTCGAAGATTATGAATTGTTTGGTGTAGAAACAATTAATCGACAAATGGGCGGGATATATGTGGGAGTAAATAAAGCAATAGGTAAAGCACATTGGGAAGTTTTCAATGATGAAGGTCGTGGAATGGATGAGTTAATTACAACAGGACTACGAAATCAAACCGAAGCCGCAGGTGATTTTGATGTTGAGTGGGCCAGAGATCCGGGTGCTTATCACTGGCAAGTTAAAAAAATTGCTGAGTTTCGCCAGTGGTTAGTTGCCAATGGCTTTGATCCTGCGGATCCAAATCTCACGATAGGGCATCCAAAGGTGGCACAGATAAATTTGTCTAAAACATTTGGTACACTAGATTACAATCAAATTTGGCAACAGATTGCTGCTCATCTTGATGTATATAAAATACGTACCAGCGATGCGGAGGCTACATATGATTATCGCTGGAGTGATTCGGACTATGCTGAACAACAAATAAGGAGATTGAGATGAAATGGTTACGCAGATTTTGTGCCAGAATCGCACTGGAAATACGTTATCGTAAAAAGCTAAAAGAACTACGCAAACGAGACCCTTTTATCTACAAATGAGTATGTTATCAGTGGGGTGTAGCTTTTTGTGTGATAGGGGTGATGTTCGGCCCCAAGTTTCAATAATAGCTGAAAAATTAAATTTAGAATTAGATAATAGAAGTATACCAGGCAATGGTAATACTCATATTGTGTATAATACAATTAATGCTATTGTTGAAAATCCAACAAAATATAAATTAGTATTAATTGGATGGTCTAATCCTGGTAGGTGGGATTTTGTCACAGCCCCAGACAAATGGTTTGCTATCAAAATGGCAAACGTTATTCCTACAGCAACTAATAAACGAATAAACATAGAAGATACATTATTTAGACACTGGGCGCCACAGGTGTTGTTGTTGGCACATTGGTTGAGATCTCAAAATATTCCTTTCATTATGTGGAATAGTTTAAAAACCTGGACCGAAGGTGAGAGTTGTTTTCATAAAAATGTCAAAGAAATGAAAGAATTTTATCTGCCAACAGTCTGCCACATAGATGAGTTAACAGAAAAGAAAGAATACATATCTGTGGATGATCATCACCCAAATCAAAAAAGTCATGTAGATTTAGGAAACAATCTTATTGAATTTTATCGGAATGTATACAAATGAACATCTTAGGTATCAGTGCTGGTTTTCATGATGCTGCAGCCACAGTGGTCAATCGTCAAGGTGATATATTGTTTGCTGGCCACAGTGAACGCTACAGCAAAAAGAAAAATGATGCAAACTTTTGTCAAGGATTGTTGGACGAAGTAACAGAGTATGGTCCAGATGTAGTTGCATACTATGAACGTCCTTGGAACAAACAATTTAGACAATGGTACGCAGGCCAAGGCATTGAATGGGACAAACTTACCACACGACAAATATTAAAACAACAGTTGGGCGGTCAAATTGAACCCGAACGTGTGCATAGTTTTAATCATCATCTCTCACATGCCGCAGGTGGATTTCAAACAAGCCCATACGATCGTGCCACAGTGGTGGTAATTGATGCCATAGGCGAGTGGGACACAATCACAATCTGGGGAGCAGAGTATGACGGGAAAGGACGAGCACGATACCGGCGACTATGGTCGCAACATTACCCTCACAGCCTGGGTCTGTTTTATAGTGCAATTACTAAGCGTGTGGGCCTACACCCACTAGACGAAGAATACATCACCATGGGCATGGCAGCGTATGGTGATGATCATTATCATGATCTCATGGAAGCAGTGTTGATCAGCAATCCGGACACTGCGGAGTTCAAACAAAATTTACACGCAGGTCTCAATGATCAATTCATGGGTGGACTTGACAATGTAGATATTGCTGCCGCCGCGCAGCGAATGCTGGAACGCTTGATCGGCAACGTCATGCGTAAGGCTAGAGATTTTAAGTGGAGCACCAATCTTGTGTATCAAGGTGGAGTTGCACTCAACTGTTTGGCCAATAGAAAATTAAGGAGATTTTTTGATGATATATGGATTATGCCTTGTCCTGGTGATGCTGGCAGTAGCCTTGGCGCCGCAGCCCTTGTTTACAATAAGCGCATTAATTGGACTAATGCTTTTTTGGGCCATGATATACCTGGTAGGTATCCTGTTGATGCTGCCATTGGTGATCTCTTGCGTGATGGCATTGTTGGTGTGGCTAGCGGTCGCGCCGAATTCGGACCGCGAGCACTAGGAAATCGCAGCCTACTGGCTGACCCACGTAGGCCCAACATAAAAGATCAAGTAAATGCAATCAAACGCAGACAAAAGTTCAGACCCTTTGCCCCTGTGATATTGGCTGAACTGGCTGATGATTACTTTGACATCAAGCCTGGTTGGTACACTCACAGTTATATGCAGTCAGTTGCTAGTTGTCGCCAACCTGATTTTTATCCTAGTATATGCCATGTTGATGGTACCAGTAGAGTACAAACAGTGGAGGCGGATGGATCAGGAATAAGACAGTTGTTGGAAGCATGGTATGCGCAAACTGGTTGCCCCATGTTGCTCAACACCAGTTTAAACATACGCGGTGAGCCCATGGTCAACGATCGACAAGATGCTGATCGTTTTGAAATGTTGTATGGTGTAAAGGTATTGTCATGATCAAGTCTACTCAAACTCGATACTGTGATAAATTCTGGTACAACAGCAATGATCTAATGATTGGTGCCAGCCTTGCACGTTACGGAGAGTACAGTCAATGCGAAATTGATTTTATCCTGAGTTTTTTAACTGATAGTGCTGTGGTATATGATGTGGGAGCCAACATAGGATACCATACCACAGCATTTGCTACCCGGGCTCGACGTGTTTATGCTTTCGAACCACACCCAAGAAATTATGAATTGTTGGAAAAAAACACTGAAGAATTTGACAATGTGTTTTTAGGACAGTATGCAGTGAGTAACCGCAAGACAACTTGTTACATTTCAGATTATGATCCTAATCAGATAAGCAATTTTGGTGCTGTTAGTGTTGTTGCCCATATCACAGGAATTCAAGTTACTGCCATTGACTTAGATACTGCCGGATTGGACCCACCAGACTTTATCAAGATTGATGCGGAGGGACACGAATTACAGGTATTGCAAGGTTGTCAGCAAATCATACAACAATATTGTCCTGTGGTATATTATGAAGCGCATGAATCACGTGACCTTAGAGAGATATATATGTTGTTGAGCGAAGATAGATATAGATTTTATTGGGCTCAAGTCAACAATTATAATCCTGCAAATTTTGCCAACAACCCAGATAATATTTTTGGCGGGAGTGCATTGATGAGTATTTTGGCTTGGCCTAGAAATTTAATAGAGCTGCCATTGACTCCTGTAACAGGCCCTGACGACACTGCTGGTAGATTTTATCAGTCTGGACATCCTTAGAGATAAGTTTCTAATTCACCGCGACGACGGATGTCTTGTGTGCAACAACTGATACCACCGTCCCAGAAGTAACTGTGTCGTAACTCACTTATGATAGGTTCTATCCGGTGACGGCGGCAGTAGTCAAACACTTCCTTGTTGTAAGCACTGAATATCACATGCGACTCATCCAACACAAGGCAATTGACATCAAACACAGTCTCAGCAACAAATCCAGTCCACTTGGTTAAATAAGTATTGACAAATTCTGTGAACTCAGGTGTGGGTGTTTGTCCTTGCACATACCAAGAACCTGGACTCTGTTCATACTTGAATTTGCCAACTTCCATGGCAGCCCAGATTGAACTATCCCAAATCTTGCAAACATCCCAGCCAGGAAAGTCACGTGCTAGGTTTAGGTTAACATCGTGCTTTGAACTCAACAGCACACCAGGCTTTAGTATAGCAAACACAGCATCGCCGTGTCCGTCAGTGACAGCCTCATGAATGCGATATTCAGGACCCAACACATTGTCCACAATCCAGCGAGTTTGATCTGGACGCAAGTAGTTTGAGTTGTCAAAGAACACATCTCTGCCCACACGCACAATACAACTTGCTGATGACCCATTTAGGATACAGTTTTGGTCCCATCCTGTGGGCCCATGTGGATTGATCACAGTACCGCCGGCCTGCATGTACTCATTGCATAAACCGTCTAATTCTTGTATAGCCAGTACACGCAATAACTTATCGCCTAGTGTGATCTGCCAGTCTCTTGGTGTGAGTGGAGGTAGTGGCACACCACTGCCATGCATTTGACTTTGTTGAAAATGATGTTTGTTGGGCAACTTGGGTCTGCGCACCTGAGATCCATAAGTCTCAATGATCTTTTGCAAGTTGGTTAAATCTTCTTCAGTTTCGGCAAGAATTTGTTGCAATTGATTACGAACTTGTGCATTTTCAACAAAGTCAAAATAGTCTGGAGTGTATGCACGACCAACAATGACTTCTTCCAGTGGTTGCCAGCTGGTGTATGAATTAATAATTTTCATTAATTTCCTTAATCAAGTTATTTAAACGTTGACTCTTATTGGCAAGAAACAACTGTTGATTGTGCTCAATATCTTTTCTGCACAGTTCAAATAGTTGTGGTAGATCTTGTTGAGTAAAATAGATAGATCTAGTCAACAGCCTCCAACGTCGTGTGGCGTCAAGTTCTAGATCATAACTGTTGTCCAACACTGAATCAAACACACGATAACCTAGTTCACGTAATACCTGTAAACTGCCTGCAGCGCCGGCGATGAAAAACATTTGTCCGTGTTTGATAGGCTTGAATGTTTTTTCAGTCAAGAACGCACCACCTTGTCCAATATCAAAATGTGTTTCCATCACAATGTTGCAATAACTGTTAACGTGATATTTTGGCACCAGTGTGCTATGATTGTTTATTTGATTGAAATCTAATTCGTCACTAATGTATGGTGCTAGTTGCAAAAACTTTTCTGTTCTTGTACGCAATCCTGCAATAGCATCAATTTGTATTGCACAATCTGCATCCACAAACTCACCTGACTCGCAATAACTCCAGTATGAATTATCTAGTATTCCATTGTGCTTTAAATCGGTCATAGCTAATGCACGCCATGATTTGTGCAATCTATTAAGCACAGTAAAATCACGTTGTCTTGGTTCAGTGTGTATCTTTAGTGCGGGCGACGCCCGGTTGCGTTGGTAATACCAAAGTTCAAAGTCTGCAAAGTAAACAAAGTTTGGTAATGTTTGAGCAACAATGTTGCCACTAACAAACACATAACAATTTTTGTGTAGTCTGTGGTTACTGCACAATGTGTCTAGTCGTTGTTTAATTTCTACTGGGTTGTCACCTTCGTGATAATAAAACAATATTTTTAAAGAACCACTTGATACATTAGCAAGCACATCTTTGGGTAACAATTCAAAATAGTCTATAGAGAATTCAAAAAATCCTAATCCAATTGGGTAAAAACTTTTAGGGGGAAAATCATTGATACTGTAGATGTATAACGGTACACCGTGTTGAATACAGTATGTGTGAAGCCTTAAAGGCACAGTATACGGCCAGCAACGATCAAAGTTACAATCATGTGTTTGTATTAACGCAGGATGTATTTTACCGTTGACTGTTCGGTCCGCTATCAAATTCAATGGCATTCAACATCTCCTGAAATTCTTTCCACAGCACAGCCTCAAACCCACCATTGTAAAAATGATTCCAATTGTGTTCTATAATTTCCCATGCACCTTCGAATATGTCTTGGCGATGTTCTTCTAGTCCATCCAACAGTTTTAATACCTGTGCAATCTTTTCTATTCGTTTTGAATCATCGGGTTCATCATCGTAACTTTCGTCCCACAAGTCGCCAAACGTCTTGAATCCATAACTGCGCAAGTACCTCAAACTGCCTTGTGTGCCCACAATCACAAAGGGCATGCCCAGGGCAATAGGCTTAAAAGTCTTTTCAGTCAAATGATGTCTGCGCCCTGTGGCCACAGTTTCAGTCACCAAGTATAATAGACTTTCGGCTGATTGATAAAATAAATCTAGCCAGCAAGATTGCATGGGGTGATCGGTTTCATTTTTAAAACTTATGGGCAAAGATTGATGTGCAAACACTGTTTTAATATCGGGATACTGAGATTCGAGTGGCTGTATGGCATCCAATATGGTAATATTTTCTGCAGGACATACTGCCGGGCATGATATATGATTGTTGGTCATACCCAGTTGGAATATCCAATACAGCATTTTTAATCGATGCTGGCGTTCTCCTGCCACAATACGATTTGGTGCCAAAAATGTCTTGTTGATAGTTCTTTGTGTCCACGGCTGGATTAAAAAAGTTTTATCATACCCACGATACCAATCCAATGCTGCCCATCCGTGAAAAAAGTAGTAGTAACTCCTCCATCCAAACTTTTCACATACTGCATTCACAGTTTCACTGTCACGTTCGCTGGTAATGATTGAACCAACTCGTCGGTTAGTATTTAATGGTTTGTCATAGCCAGCATCGAGTGCTAGTTGATTTAAACGATTATGGTTATAACATAAAAAATGCAGTTCTTCATTTTTTTCTATAACAGATTCAAATGTGGGCATATGTATGCTCAAATGAATAGGCTCTTGATCCCATAATAGTGTATAATTGTGTTCCACTATATCATTGCTACCATAATTAACTAGACTGTCGGGATCAGTTTGACCAAATGGTTCGCACCACCATAATCTGACACCAGGATGATGACGTTTGAACCAAGGCCAAATAGTATTTTCATAAATTTCATCTATTCTAATCATGTTTGACGTGTTTTATTTCAGCGATGGGCGTAAGCCAAATTTGTTCACACACGAGAGATCGGTGGATTCATTCCAGCATGCACAGAAATTGAGCCGCACACGATTCTTCTGGATTGTACACTACTTAGCAGATTACAATGATTGGGATTTTCTTTGGGAACCCCCACCTTGGCAAGCTGATCAACGACATGCATGGCCCAGTCAATGGCAACCAGATTCTGGGACGTACCTTGTGCCACGTGCTGGCTATGAACACACAAACTATCATGAGGATCGCGCAATAACAAGGCTCGGCAGTCGCGATGGTTGGCATATACCCCCAAACATAGATGCAGACAGTTTTGACTTCTCTTGGCATGCCTTGCCCAGCGAGCAGTACCAACATCACTTCGGCACCCAATGGCAATCAGCAGGTGGACCTGTGTACAATTCAAGTGCTGATTCAGTCAAACTAGAAACTGTTCAACATGCTGTTGCACTACCCACCAACAAGCCTTGGACTGTGCCTGCAGGAGTTGAGCCAGTGGACCAATCGTGGCATCCAAATCCGTTTGATCCACCGTACATCTATCAGTTTGGCACACAGCATCAACGCACAGGTGGGCCAGTATACACAGTACCCGGTGCCACAGACGTCAAATACGTGGATCAAATACATGCCACAACCAACAGAGTGGCCACTGCCATCTACGAAATAGATCACTTGTGTGGCAATACTGGCAAGATTGCTAACACCACAAAGACTGTAAGATACTTTGACAACTACAGAGACACGCTAATACGCATTGCAAAGAGCATAGGTACCGAACATGAGTTCGTTTGGATATGCAGCAGTATCTGTGATTACACTGACTTTGACTTTTCGTGGCATCCTGAACAGTGGCAGGCTACAATGTTGCACGTGTTTGCCAGCAACGAACAAAAGTTTGGTGACACCTTCTTCATGCATGTGCCCACATTTGCTGCCAGAGCAGAAAAGAAAGCACTGTTGGAATGGTATGACGTGAACTTTGTCAAGACCGCTGTACCACGCAGACCCATGCCTGTTATACTTCATGATGGTGACAGTCAAGTTGATGCGGTTAAAACCGCTGAGTGGGCAGGGCCATTAGCCACATTTACCAACTACAATTATGTGCCTGGAAACCTGGCCACTGTACCACTGTGGCGTGAAGAAACCAAGACCATTATGCCTGTCAGCAACGGTGCTGGCTCAGTTGTTGTTCCAAGAGCTGCTGTGCCTTACATAAAGACACAGTTGTATGACTATCCCTACATAGACCGAACACAGCGCATATTGCAAGACTCAGTGTTGGACATTGTGTTCATATCCAACGGTGAAATAAATGCTGGGGTTTATCTTGAACATTTGCAATGGACTAAAAATTCAACCCGTGTTGCAGCAAACCAAATACACCATGTGTCAGGCGTCAACGGACGTGTGGCAGCATATCAAGAGGCAGCCAAGCACAGTCGCACACCTTGGTTCTTTGCTGTGTTTGCCAAACTAGAAGTAACTGCGGATTTTGACTGGTCATGGCAACCGGATCGCATGCAACAGCCCAAACACTATATCTTTCACGCACACAATCCTGTCAACGGATTGGTATATGGACACCAGGCCATGATTGCATACAATAAAAAGTTGGTGTTGGAGAACACAGGTGCGGGATTAGACTTTACACTGGATCAATCACATGAAGTTGTACCCATTGTATCCGGCACAGCCATGTATCATGAGTCTGATTGGATGTGCTGGCGCACTGCATTCCGTGAAGTGCTCAAACTCAAGGCCAGTTTACCCGATGTGGAAAGCGAGCATAGACTCAATCGTTGGCTCACTGTTGATACCACAGACGGGCAATGGAGTCGCAAAGGTGCAGAGGACGGTGTGGAGTACTATGACTCAGTTGGCGGTGACTTTGCGGCACTGAAAAAGAGTTATGAGTGGGAGTGGTTGGCCACGTATGCGTTTGTTAAACGATCTCTAACAACTGATCAATGACATACTCAACTTCCAAGTCTGTTAGTTCGGGGTAGATAGGTAGGCTCAAACATCTACGTGCTAGACTGCTGCCGGCACTGAGCAAGTCTGGACTGGGATAATGTTGATATGCTGGTAACTCGTGCATGGGTGTTGGGTAGTGTACTTTGGTTTCAACACCACGCAAGGCAAGATTGCGTTGTACAATGTCTCGATTGTCCACATGAATCACAAACTTGTGAAAACAGTGCTCATCAAAATTGTTGCTGTCAATCAAACAAGTGATCCAAGGTTTGTGTTTCAACATCTCC